AGGCCAAGGTGTCGCTCGAGCATGCGCGACCGCACTTCGACGCGTGGGTCAACCGCGCCCATGCTCGCTTGCTGGAGATCCTGCAGCAGGAACTGAACTTTGAGTTTCAAAAGTACCTGAAGGGGACGGCCAATGTCTGACGAACCATTCACGCTGGATGAGCTTTATCAGGCGATCGAACAGCAGGTATCGAGCCATCTGCCAGGTGTCAAAGCAGTCACGGCATGGCCCAACATCAAGGATCGCATTGCGCTGCCTGCAGTGTTCATCGAAATGGCAGAAATGGAACCCGGTACTGACATCGGTACCGGACAGACATCGCTGATCTGCAGGTTTGAAGCGCGGATCATCGTCGACCCGATTCGTGCGCAACATTGCCAGCAGGCCGCACATCTAGCCGCCCAACTGGCGGTGCTGTTGCGTCTGCAAACCTGGGGCGTTGCGGTCGAGCCTGCCGAGTTCGTTCAGGCCATGCAGGACTGGACTAAGCCGGAGCTCGATGGCTACACCGTGTGGGTCGTTGAGTGGACACATAAGCTCTACTTGGGTACGGAGGATTGGCCTTGGTCGGATGATCCTGCCGAGGTTCCGGAGAACGGCGGCTTTCCGGTCGAGGTTGTGTTGGCGCCGGAAGACTCGCCATGAGTTACGCCAGTGCAGAGCATGACCGCATGATTGCGGCGATGCTGATGCCGTGTGTGGTGGTGGGCGTGGATTTGCCGGCGGGAACGGTGCGGGTGTCGAGTGGCGAATGGACAAGTGCCTGGGTGCGCTGGCACAGCCTCGCCGCCGGCAAGGCGCGGCACTGGCGCGCGCCGAGTCCTGGTGAGCAGGGGGTGTTGTTCAACCCAAGCGGTCAGGCCGGCATGGGCACTTTCATTCCGGGGCTGTACGGCAATGCCGGCGCCCAGCCAGACAACCGCGATCATGTCGAGGTTTGGCGTTTTGATGATGGCGGTTCGCTGGTCTACGACTGGCAGGCCAATAGCTACACGATCACCCTGCCAACCGGCACGGTGACGATCAAGGTCGGCGGCACAGAGGTCGTCGTTACGGATAACGCGGTGACGGTGAAGTCGGGAACTATCGACCTTGAGGGAACTGTGAACATCAAGGGTCAGGTCAATATCGACGGCCCGTTACATGTCACCGGCAACATAAACGGCGATGCGGACATCATGGCCGTCGGCAATAGCGACAACCACCACAAGCATTAATCAACCATCCAGCCCGCCAAGTGCGGGCTTTTTTGTGCCCGGAGGAAACCCATGGCCAAGAACAATGAGCAAGCGGTCGATGAGCCACTACCGTCACCGATTCGCCAATCTGTGACCCCTCAACTGCAAGCGCCGGATCTACTGTTGAAGTTCCGCGACACGGTCTTCACCTCGCGCACCTTGTGCATCCCTGGAACGAATCGAACGCTGTCGGTCGTCAAGGCCACTGTCGAGGTGTCGGCGTCTGATGAACAGGCGGTCACCTACCTGAAATCCCATCCTGAAATTGAACCGCCGGAGTGACGTAAATGATCGGAATGGATCGCCACACCGGCCAGCCCATTGCCGATTTGCCAAGCGTTATTCAGTCGATCGGCGACATCCTCAGCACGCCGATCGGAAGCCGGCGAAAGCGTCCGGAGTACGGCAGCAAGTGCCGTAGTTATGTGGACTTGCCGGTTAACGCCGGGTGGAAAAGCTCAGTTCAAGCCGAGGCGGCGCGCGCGATCGAGCGGTGGGAGCCGCGCGTGGAGCTTGGGAGCGTCCGTGTGAAATCGGTGCTGGGCGGAAAGATTGATTTTGTTGTTGCCGGCAAGTACCTGGGCAACGACTTCATGGCCGAGGTGAGTACATGAGTGTTTTGGATCTGTCCGCCCTGCCGGCGCCGGACGTGCTGGAGCCGCTGGATTATGAGCTGACCTTTCAAGACTGCCTCAGTACCTTTCGGGTCGACCTGGGCGACAACTGGACGGCCAACATGGAATCCGATCCGGTGGTCAAGCTGCTGGAGACGGGGGCCTATATCAAGCTGGGCAACCGCGCCCGGGTCAACGACGCGGCCAAGGGTCTGCTGTTGGCCTACGCGATCAAGAGTGACCTTGACCACCTTGGGGCCAACGTCAATCTGCCGCGCCTGGTGATTCAAGCCGAGGATCTGACCGTCACGCCGCCAGTGCCAAAAGTGCTGGAGGAAGACGACCCGTACCGTGAGCGCATCCAGTTGGCTTACGAGGGATTGACGACGGCCGGGCCGCGTAACAGCTACATCCTGCACACACGCAATGCCTCGGGGCTGGTGGCTGACGCCTCGGCCGAAAGTCCATCGCCGTGCAACGTTACGGTAACGGTGCTTAGCACTGAGGAAAAAGGCGAGGCCAGCGCCGAGTTGCTGGACGTGGTGCGGCTGGCACTGAATGACGAAGACGTTCGGCCGGTCGGTGATCGGGTCACGGTGCAAAGCGCGCAGATCCTCGACTACCGCATTGATGCCATTTTGCACATGAGCAGCGCTGGTCCTGAAGGTGAGGCCAGCCGGGCGGAAGCGGAGCGGCGACTGGCGGCATGGATCAATCCACGCAAGCGGCTGGGGGTTGAGGTGGCCCGGTCGGCGGTGGATGCGCAGTTGCACGTTGCCGGCGTCTCGCGGGTTGAACTGACCGGATGGGTCGATCTGGCCCCCACGAAGGCGCAGGCGGCGTTCTGCACGGGTTACAAGGTGAAGCTGGCGGGGGAAGCATGAAGAGCCTTCTGCCGAGCAATAGCACGCCACTGGAGCGGGCAATCGAGGCGGCTTTTTACGAGCGCACGATTGTCCCGCTGCGCACGCTGTACGACCCCGACACTTGCCCGGCTCAGCTGTTGCCGCATCTGGCGTGGGCGTGGTCTGTCGATCGCTGGGATTACCGGTGGTCAGAAGCAACCAAGCGCGCGGCCATCAAGGCCTCTTTCTACATCCACAAGCACAAGGGCACGATCGGCGCGCTGCGCCGGGTGGTCGAGCCGCTGGGCTATCTGATCGAGATAGTCGAGTGGTTCAGCACCGTGCCCGAGGGCGTGCCGGGCACCTTCGCGCTGAAAGTCGGCGTTCTCGATACCGGCATCACCGAGGAAATGTATCAGGAGCTAGAGCGCCTGATTGACGACGCCAAGCCCGTCACGCGGCATCTGACCGGGCTGGCGATCAGCCTGGAAACACAAGGCGATTTGAATATTGCCGTGTCCCTTTACGAAGGCGACGAAATCGACGTTTACCCGCCCGTCATGCGTGACATCGAGGTCACCGGCAGCTTCGGCGTGGTCGGTCGCGAACACACCATAGACACCCTGGACGTTTATTATGATTGATGCGAATTCGCAGTTTTTCGCGATCCTCACGAACGTGGGGATGGCCAAGCAGGCGAACGCCGACGCGCTCGGCATTCCCTGGCTGATCACGCAAATGGGCGTGGGTGATGCCAACCCGAACGGGCTGGCGGATCCGCCCAACCCGGTGCCAGCGGCCGGACAAACAAAGTTGCTCAGCGAGTGGCGCCGCAAGCCGCTCAACCAACTGAAGATCGACCCGGTCAACCCGGCGGTGATCATCGCCGAGCAGATCATTCCCGCCGATGAGGGCGGTAAATGGATTCGCGAAATCGGTCTGTACGACGCGGACGGGGATCTGGTGGCGGTGGCCAACTGCGCGCCGAGCTTCAAGCCGTTGCTGTCGCAGGGTTCGGGCCGCACGCAAATCGTGCGCATGAATTTCATCGTCACCAGTACCGGCAACATTCAGCTCAAGATTGACCCAGCGATCGTGCTGGCCTCGCGGGCCTACGTCGACGCGGCCATTCTGGAAGTGCTGCCGAAGAACAAGACGCCGGGACAGTGGACGCGGGTCAAGACCAACGATCGGGGAATTGTGGTGTCGGGCGACAACCCGGAAACACTCGCCGGCATGGGCATCAAGGACACTTACACCAAGACCGAAATCGAGGCGATGATCGCGCAGGCGTCGGCCTTGCCGGTGGGCGCCACGGTCGCGTTTCCGCTGAACAAGGTGGCGCCCGGTTTTCTTGAGCTGGACGGTAGCGTCAAGAGCATTGCGGTCTATCCGGATCTGGCGGCGTTTCTCGGCACAGCCTTCAACAAGGGTGACGAGGGCGCCGGCAATTTCCGCCTGCCGGAATCGCGCGGCGAATTCCTGCGTGGCTGGGATCATGGGCGCGGTGTTGATGCTGGTCGTGAAGTTGGCAGCTCTCAGCTCGACGCTTTGCAGAACATTACCGGTTCTCTAAATGCGCGCGCGGCGAACGTCTCCGGTAGCGGCACGCTCATCGTCGGCAACGCAAGCGGCGCGTTCGTGGGTGCGGAAAAGGCGGGCGGATCCGCTGGCACTATGGCGCTCGCGACTACGGGCACGGTGAACAACGGAGTTGATGTCTACACCCTTGACGCCTCGCGCGTTGCTCGAACATCGACCGAAACCCGTGGCCGAAACTTGGCGGTCGTGTGGTGCATTAAGGCCTGGAACGCCCCGATCAATCAGGGAAATATCGACATTGCCGCACTCGCGGCGTTGGCGACTCAGGCCACCGAAATCAAGCTCGGCACGGCAAAAATCGCCACGCAGGCGCAGGCCAACGCCGGCACTGATGACGCAACGATCATCACCCCGAAAAAATTACGTTTCGGGTTCTCGATCAGTTGGGGCGCATCGGATTGCATTGTTTTCCCGACAATCCTGGGCGGCATCATTATTCAGTGGATATCGAGCAACACCGGGCAAATCTCGCAGGGATCTGCCGAAGTCGTGACCGCGCCTTGGCTAATGGAATTCCCTAACGCCTGTTGGTATGCCCAAGGTTCCACGGGGAAATCTCAAAACGGCAACGGCTTCGCATCCTGCCGGGTTGATGGCTATACGGCGAACAGCGTCACTTCCAGCACGTTCGCCCATATCACCGGTTGGGTGATGCGAAAAATCTTCGGCATCGGGTACTGAGGTCTACATGAAGCGTTATTACAGTCAAACGACTGGATGCACTTATCTGGCAGGTATCAACACCAAGCTGCCGACGGACATCGTCGAAATCACAGAGGCGGTGTTCCTGTCAGTTTTTTGCAATCCAGCTTACGGAAAGATGTTGGCCCACGACTCAAAGGGGGCACCTTATCTGGTCGATGCCCCTGCGCCGGCGGAGGATCTGGAGTTCAATGAGCGCGCCTGGCGCGACGTCGAGCTGTCGTCGGTAATGTGGTTGCGCGAGCGTCACCGTGACCAGTTGGAAATTTCCGAAACGACCACGCTCACGCCTGAGCAATTCAACGAGCTGCTGGTTTACATGCAGGCCCTGCGCGACTGGCCGCAGTCGAGCGAGTTTCCCGCGATCGATCATCGACCCATTGCCCCGGATTGGATCGCCGAGCAAGCCCAATAAACGCCCCGCACTGACGGGGCGTTTTCTTTTCCGTTACGCGTAACACGAACACCCTCACAGCCTCGCTTATGCGGGGCTTTTTCGTTTCTGGAGATTGACCCTTATGAGTGGTTTTTTTCACGGCGTCACGACCACGCTGATTGACACCGGTGCGCGCACTATCTCGCTGCCGTCGTCCTCGATCATTGGTCTGTGCGACACCTTCACCCCCGGCGTTCTCGGCGGCGGCACGGCCAAGGCTGGCGAGCTGATGTTGATCACGACCGAGCGCGAGGCGATCGCCGCTTTCGGCGCTGACTCGGCGATCACCAAGGCCTGTCAGGCGATCTATGTGCGCGCCAAGGCGGTCATCGTCGCTATCGGTGTGCCCAAGCTGGAAGACGCCGCGCTGCAAACCTCGGCGATCATTGGCGGCGTGCTGGCCTCGGGTCAACGTACCGGCCTGCAAGCGCTGCTCGATGGCAAGAGCAAGCACAACGCGCAACCCAAACTGCTGATCGCCCCGAAGCATTCGGCAACCCAAGCGATCGCGACGGCCATGGATGCATTGGCCGGCAAGCTGCGCGCGATCGCGATTATCGACGGCCCGAACACGACCGACGAAGCGGTGATTGAGTACGCCGAGAACTTCGGCAGTAAGCGCCTGTATCTGGTCGATCCGGGTGTGCAGTTCTGGGACACGGTCACCAGTGCAACGATCGACGCGCCGGGTTCGGCGTGGGTCGCGGGGCTGTTCGCTTGGACTGACGAGACTTACGGCTATTGGGCCTCGCCGTCGAACAAGGAGTTTGTCGGCATCACCGGCACCTCGCGCCCGGTCGAGTACCTGGACGGCGACGCGACTTGCCGGGCCAACCTGCTCAACAACGCCAATATCACCACGATCATTCGCGACGGCGGTTATCGCTTGTGGGGCAACCGCACGCTGTCCAGCGATTCGAAGTGGGCATTCGTCACCCGCGTGCGTACCTGCGACATCCTGATGGATGCGATTCAGGCGGGGCACAAGTGGGCGGTTGACCGCTCGATCACCAAGACCTACGTCAAGGACGTGACCGAAGGCCTGCAAGCGTTCATGCGCGATCAGAAGAACGCCGGCGCGATCATCAACTTCGAGGTGTACGCGGACACCGAGCTGAACACGGCCAGCCAAATCGAGCAGGGCAAAGTGTATTGGCGCATCCGCTTCACCGACGTGCCGCCGGCGGAAAACCCGAATTTCATGATCGAGGTCACTAACGAGTGGCT